AGGCACTGGGATTACTACCTCCAATACTTTGATGGTAGCATCATCAGGAACTGGTGCATATGGATATGGTGTTATTCGATCTAAGAGATCAGTAAGATATCGTCCGGGACAAGGTGCTCTCTCAAGATTTACAGCACAATTTTCTGGCATTGCAACAGGATACACTCAAAGAGCAGGATTCTTCTCACAAGAGCAGGCACTTCAAGTTGGATTCAATACCAACGGAAAGTTTGGTATTCTTCGTGAGAATGGTGGTAAGGCACATATTCATAGATTTGAAGTTACAACTCCAACGAGTGGATCGGAAAGTGTCACTGTTACTCTTGCAGGAACAGCGACTACTATAACAGTTGCTTCAGGAACTGCAACACAAAACGCAACTGGTATTGGAACACATACTTATAATGGATGGTTGGTAGATTATAGCAATGGATATATTGATTTCTTATCCGAAAGTGTTGGTCCAAAAACAGGAACTTTTTCAATTGTAAGTGATGGTGATTTAGTTGCAACAGCAACAACGGCACAGGCGGGCGTAAATCACACAAGTAACTGGACATATCAAGAAGATTGGAACTTTGACACTATGGATGGTAGTGGTGGGGCATCGAACCCATCAGGTGTTACTTTAGATCCAACAAAGTTGAATGTATATCAAATCAACTTCCGTTGGCTGGGTGTTGGTGAAATGAGGTTCGCAGTAGAAAATCCTTTGACTGGTGATATGATGCCAATCCATCATATTCATTACGCAAATAGACATAATACAGTTCACTTAGACAATCCATCTCTCAAAATTGGATATGTTGCCGCTAATCTGGATGGAAATACTGGTGCTGGAGTAACAGTGTCTGGTGCATCAATGATGGGTGCTATTGAAGGTATTATTAATACCACAACTCTACCACTTGCCGCATTTAGGACAAAGAGTGGTGGAATGAATACTACTGGAGTCAAATACCATCTACTGACTATCAAAGGTGGTATGATAGTAAATAATAAAATCAATTCCAGAGAACTTATCATCAAAAAGATTAGTGCTCTAACCACAGCATCATCAACTGCTCCTTGTTTTATTTACTTGTATGTTGATGTTCCAACTGTCGATCCTTTAGATTATACACCACTTGGACAAGCTTCCTCATTCTCAAGAACTGATACCACAATTACTTCATCACAACAACCAATAGCAGTATTTTGCGTTACATCAGGTGCTCCAGAAACAATCGATCTTGATGCACTGAGAATCGTTTTACCACCACAGAGAACATTGACTATGGCAATTTCATCTGACTCTGTTTTACAAAAAGCAGATTGTTCTGTGACATTTGTTGAAGATTAAAAAGGAGTTTTGTTATGAGTGAAGTATATCTTGGCAATCCTTTATTAAAAAAGGCAAATACTTCTATTCAGTTTACTGAAGAGCAAGTTATTGAATTCATTAAATGTAGAGAAGATCCAATATATTTTGCAAAAAATTATGTTAAGATTGTTTCTCTTGATGAAGGATTAACTCAGTTTAGTCCATATCACTTTCAACAAAAATTAATTCAAAATTTCCATAATAATAGATTCAATATCTGTAAGATGCCAAGACAGACGGGCAAATCTACAACTGTCGTATCTTATCTTCTTCACTATCTTATTTTTAATGATAGTGTTAATATTGGCATTCTGGCAAACAAGGCAGCAACTGCAAGAGAGTTATTAGGAAGATTAGCAACTGCCTATGAAAACTTGCCTAAATGGATGCAGCAGGGTATTATATCCTGGAATAAAGGTTCCATCGAATTAGAAAATGGCAGTAAAATATTGGCAGCTTCTACATCTGCGAGTGCTGTCCGAGGCATGTCGTTTAATATCCTCTTCCTCGACGAATTCGCTTTCGTACCAAACCATGTTGCAGACTCGTTCTTTGCATCTGTTTATCCTACTATTACTTCTGGCAAAAACACGAAAGTAATTATTGTATCTACCCCTCATGGTATGAACCACTTCTACCGTATGTGGCATGATGCAGAAAAAGGTAAGAATGAATATATTCCAACAGAAGTACATTGGTCTGAAGTTCCTGGTAGAGATATTGTTTGGAAGGAGCAAACGATTGCAAACACTTCTGAGCAGCAGTTTAAGGTTGAGTTTGAGTGTGAGTTCTTAGGATCGGTCAATACTCTTATTAATCCAGCAAAACTTAAGATGTTGGTTTATGAAGATCCTATTAAAAAGAATGCAGGGTTGGATATTTACGAAGAACCAAAACAAGAGCACAATTATCTGATTACTGTAGACGTTGCTCGTGGATTGGGTAATGACTATTCCGCATTTATTATTTTTGATATTACAGAATTTCCTTATAAAGTTGTAGGCAAATATCGCAATAATGAAGTTAAACCAATGTTATTTCCAAATATTATTTTGGATGTAGCAAAGGCATATAATCAATCTTGGTTATTGATTGAGGTGAATGATATTGGAGATCAAGTAGCAAGTATTCTTCAGTATGATTTGGAATATGAAAATATTCTTATGTGTGCTATGAGGGGAAGAAATGGACAAGTTGTTGGATCTGGATTTAGTGGAAAGAAATCTCAACTTGGAGTTAGGACAACATCTTCTGTTAAAAAATTGGGATGTTCCAATTTAAAGACACTTATTGAGGACGATAAATTAATTGCATCCGACTATGAAATCATATCAGAGTTGACAACTTTTGCTCAAAGAGGAAATTCATTTGAAGCAGAAGAAGGGTGTAATGATGACCTTGCAATGTGTCTTGTAATATTCTCTTGGTTAGTTGCACAAGATTATTTTAAGGAGATGACAGAAAATGATGTCCGAAGAAGAATTTATGAAGAACAAAAAAATCAGATTGAGCAGGACATGGCACCTTTTGGATTTATTTCTGATGGTTTAGATAGTGGAGAAAGTTTTGTAGATGTAAATGGAGATAGATGGCATACCGATGAGTATGGAGATCGTTCATATATGTGGGATTATATGTAATGTCCTTTGATGATGAGATAGAACTAGAACATTTATTATTTTTTGATCGTAAGTGTAGAGTTTGTGGAAGAGTTAAAAATCTTATAGAAGATTACTATCTCACAAGAAAAGATAGAAAGACTTTACCATCAGCATATTCTTATGAATGTAAGGAGTGTACTATAGAGAGAGTAAAAAAAGGAAAAAAATATCAATCTAATTGGGAATATCCTGATTGGTAGATATTCACGCATTGTTTCCCCACTGAAAATACCCCTTTTCATAAATATTTTTAGATAAATTTGGCTGCGAGGGAAAAACAAGATGCCACTAAATTTAGCATCTCCTGGTATTGTAGTAAGGGAAGTAGACCTAACTGTAGGCAGAGTTGATCCAACTTCTGCTAGCATTGGTGCGATTGTTTCACCTTTCGCACAAGGTCCTGTAGAAGTTCCTACAATAGTCGGGAGCGAAAAGGACTTACTAGAAGTCTTCGGAAGACCATACGGAACAGATAAGCACTATGAGCACTGGCTCACTGCTTCTTCTTTCTTGGCATATGGTGGATCACTTAGTGTTGTAAGAGCAGATGATGATGGTCTTGTGAATGCAATGGTTGGTGCTGCTAACAGCATTAAAATCAAAAGTTTAGATCATTATGAAGAACTTGGATATGATGAAAATGCGATTACTGATGTAGTTGTTGCCGCAAGAAATCCTGGTTTATGGGCAAATGGATTGAGAGTTGGTATTATTGATGCTAAGGCAGATCAAATACTTAGTGTTGGTTCTACTACTGGATTATCTGTTGGTCTTGGAGTTTCTCAATCTGTTCCTGCAGGAACAGTCATTGCAGGAGCAGGAAATACATCTACCTTAGATGGATACTTTAAAGGAATTATTACAGGAGTTGGTGATGGTACTATTGATGTAAAATTTGTATCTCATGTATCTTCTGCTGGAACTGAAACATCTACAGATTATCAATATAGTGGAAATTACGCATTTTCTGCTGGAGAGGTAACTACTTTTGTTGGAGCCGGTGCAGGATCAACATCAGCAAATGTTACTAGAGGAGCATTAGGTAGCACTGCTGCAACAGCATCTTCTGGAGACTCTATAGATGCATATTTTCTAGAATCAACACCAACTCTCGATCAGGTTGGTGGAACTCCTTTACTCAGTGGTTCTACAACTGTTGGTATTGCTACCGCAAATTTAGAAGTAGGATCAGGGAAGTTTTTAGTTATTGGAAATGAAATTATTTCTCTCAGTGGTGCTTCTATTGGTGTTGGTCAAATCACTGGAGTAACTAGAGGTCAGGAAGGAACATCTGATGTGGAGCACTCTGATGGTGCCCCAGTTAAATTTGTCACAAAAACTGCCGGTATTGCAACTCTTACTTCAGACATTACTCAGACTTCAACAAATGTTGGATTAACAACAACTGCATCCGGTATTGGAACTGATAGAGTTAATGCTGGTGGATTCTTAAAGGTTGGATCTGAATTTGTATCTGTTACCACATTTCTTGATGGAGAATCATCAGTACAGACTCCAACGGCTGCTATTGACTGGTTTGATCAACAAGAACTCACATTAACTTCATCATCTAAAGTTAAGTGGAATCAAATTGCAGATCGTCCAGGAACTTCGGAGTATGCAGCAGCAAGAGGATCTAGATTTGATGAAGTTCATGTTGTAGTTGTTGATGGTGAAGGGACAGTTACCGGAAACTCTGGAACAGTTCTTGAGAAGCATCTTGGATTATCAAAAGCAAAAGATGCAGAGTATTCTTTAGGTTCTCCTTCATACTGGAGAAAGTATATTGAAGTTGGTTCACAATACATCTTTGGTGGATCAGCACCTGCAGGTATCGTAACCACAGGATTTAGTTCTGGATATACTCTAGCAGGTGATACAGGTTGGGACCAAAATGCAGAAGGAATTATTTTTGCAGCAACTGGAAATTATAATGGGAAGTTTGAAAAAGGTGCAAGCTATGGAGGTAAGACTGGACTTTCTTCGACTGGTGCCTTAACTTCTGGTTTAGATGGATTAGTAACTGGATATGGATTATTTGAAAATACTGAGAAGTATAATGTAGATTTCATTCTGATGGGATCTGCTGGATATGGTAAAGAAGAAGCACAAGCACTTGCAAATAAATGTATTGCAGTTGCCGAGGCAAGACAAGATGCAATCGCATTTATCTCACCATATAGAGCTGCTGCGATTGCTGATAATCCAACTGATAGAGAAGTAACTATTAGATCTGATGCAGATATTACTGAGAATGTTCTCAGTTTCTATGCTCCCATTACTTCATCCACTTATGCAATTTTTGATAGTGGATATAAGTAT